ATATGTTCCCAACTGTATCCTTGACATCAAACGTTGAGTTTGTTCTAAGTTTAACACTTGGTAGTGTTGGAAGTTAAGAGCATTCTCAGTGTTAGTGATAGATGTATCCAATGGTAACATTTGGAAATTCTTCATGGCCACGTAAGCCTTAGCTAGATTATTCTTTCCCCAGTCTTCTCCTAATGAGTGACGTGGTAGGGCATTCTGATCTAACATGATAACAGTACCAAGCTCATCCACTAATATATCAGCTATCTGATTATTTACAATGTTATAACCAATTTGATATGGCTTCATTAAATCTACAAGACTAACAGATCTAGTGTTTCTGTCTCCAAATATTGATCCCTCTACAGGAAGTTTACATCCATATATTGTAGCATCTCCTTTAAACTGGAAAGGCAACCTTCCAGGTTTACCACCATGCATTCCTAAATATATAGGGTTTATACCTCCAGGATTATTCATACCCCAGAATGTAGGTCTGTTAGGACCAATCTTAATTCCACCCCAAGTTTCATTAATCCATATCCAATCTATATGTTCACCAAATATAAGATTGTCTTTGGTTTTTTGTTTATATACAGAAGTGTCATATTGAGGTTTGTCTACTAATTTATAATCTTCACTAATAACGTCTTGAATAGTTTCCCCATCTTCTGTAATTTTAGTGAGATGGCCCACTTTCCTTTGGCTCTTCCAATAGATTGTTGATACACGAAGCATATAGCTTTTACCAAAGTCTTGTAAATCTTCTGAATCAGATAGGATCCATTGTACAATATCACCAGTTCCAAGCTTACTGTCGTACAAAGAAGTAAATTGTCTATAAGCCAATGACGGCATTTGAGTGTTCCACTCATGAGATCTTGTAGGGTCATAGTATGTTCCATCATTTTGATATCCTTGAACAGCATATCCTGCTGATCTCACTGGATAAATAACTTCTAATGCTTCTAATTGCTCCTGTGTCATCATCCAACCATACTTGTCTATTACATCAGATACACTCATCATATCTGTCTTACCTATCCAGTTACCATCTGATACATAACGTACATCAGGACTTTTATGATAGAATGTAAGTAGGGGATTCCATAATTCCACTTCATAATCTTCTTCTCCCATATTAAAATGCCAAAACTCTCTATCTGTAATAAGCATATCACGGAAAGCTCTTTCTTCTAGTTCTTGCATTTTAAATCTTTCTTCATCTACAGCCATTTGGTGGGAAGCCCACTCTTCAATCATTGATCTATAACTCTTTTTAAAGAACCCTTCTATTTCAGGAAGTGTTTTAAGTGCTTCAGGATTTAATGCTTGTTGAGCTTCTTCTCCTTCCATATCAGCTCCGGCTTCCATCATTGCTATCATTTGTTTTTCCTGAGCTTTTTGTATAAGCACATCTTCTAACATCTGACGTTTTACTTCTAACATTTCATTATATGAGGTGTCATCCACTGATCTAAACATAATTCTAGAACTACGTTTAGAAAACTCATTACAAAGAACATTAATAACATTAGGGATAATAGGATAGAACTTAAGCTCAAATGCTGATACATCCTCTTGTGTAAGTACATCTATAAGATCAGCCATCTCATTATCTTCCTCTACAATATAATCTTGCTTGTCTATGATACCTTTAGAAAGTTTGTAGTTTTTACTTAACCTTCTAGCATTACGTCTAAGCTGACGCATACCCTGCCACTCTAACCAATCAAGGTTCCAAGCTCTCCATTCATCATCTTTTTCTTTATCTGATAAAAACTGAATAGGTTGGGTGAGGGTACCCATCTTATTATACTCAGCTTTTTTACCGTTTTTGAGGTCTAGTGCGTTATATATTTGCATAATTAATTTGTTAAAGAAGAATCTATTGTAATATAAGTGATGCCTATAGTTATTGTTGCATCAGTAACGGTAAACGTACCAGCATTAATATCAGATATACTTTGATTGTTTGTTGTCATTATCTTATATTTTTAAAAGCATTTCTACTAGGAGCCATGTTCATTTTACTATTGCTGGAACCACCCATGTGTCTGAATGGACTCCAATTTAATTTACTAAATTTTTGGGAGTTAACCAAATTATCCTTAGTAACTTCTATACGTTTAGCCAAGCCCCTATTGGATTGTTGCACTTTAGCAAATGCTACAAGAGCACAGAATGCTACAATTCTATCTACGTTCAATCCATCCCTGTAAGCTGCCATTTCTCTAAGTAGCATGGGATCAGGTATTCTTTCCACCCCATATATAGTCTTAACTATAGTGCCATCAGGTAGAGTTTCATGATCAAGCTCCTCCTGTAAGAACTCAATACCATATGATAGAATAGTTCCTTTAAATAGTGTACCCACGTTTTTCCACCCATATTCTTGGAATACATTTCTATTGGCACCTATGTCTTTTAAGAATAATATCATGTCTTTAGGGACAAGGTATCTTTGTCTCTTTCTAGAAATCATGTATTGTATAAACAAAGCCACGTTATTCTCTACTACAGTCCAGGCATTATACCACTCTATAAGAAGTTCCAAACGTTCATGAGTTTTCTTAAGATCATCAAACCTACCACACCAACTTGCTACTATTCCATCTCTTTCTATGGTATTCTTTACTTGTCCATCCCCCTCATCTACAATAACTTCCACGGGACTTTTATAAACATATATAGAACAAAGAGAATCTGATGTAGTGGTTTTACCTTCTGACACAGGATCTATTGAAGCATAATAGTTACCAAACACTGGATCTTTACACGGTCTTTCATAAATACATATCACTCCTTCCTTATCTTCTGTCTTTTTAGAAATGGGAAACTCCATTATAGGAAGCTTGTTAGATGCTTTAGCTACTATTTTACCCTCCTCATTTCTTGATAAATCTATATACTCTACCGGATATTCTTTATCAGATATCCTTTGTAACTGCTTGGAAACCAGGTGAGTAGGAAAAACAGAAGCCTTTCTTGTAGCAAATGCTTCTTCTATAGATCGTGGTTGCTGAGATATTGTAAGCTGGTAAGCAGCAGGATCAAGATCCTTTTTCATTTTCTCAAACTCTATATCAAGAGCTGCCAATGCTTCTTCCACTTTAGAGTTACCATAAGAGTCTATATATGGAGGCATGCTCCACTGCTCAGGTATAAACAATCCAGTGATTCCAACAGTGCCATCTTTATCTATAAGATTGGAGGGTACACCGTAGAATCCGTTCTCTTCTGGGTGTAATATATAATTTTTAAGAGGTTCACATTGATCAAGATCACCCACAGATCCAGCAGCTATAAACTGTCCTGTAATAATATGACCTGATTTAAGGGCTGGTTTCATGAAGCCATATGTATCATCCATCTTAGGAGCAATACCTCCCTCTTCATGAAAGAAATAAGTCACAGGACCACCGACACCATTTGTAGGATCTTTCTCAAAAGAATAAGAGTTGATTGTAGATTTCAACCCTCTATAAGTGTCACGGTTATTAATCCTCACTTTAATTTGCTGTTGCCAAGCTCCCACCTTATCCGGTTCACTAGGTCTATACCAAGCAGTGTGTTCATTTAAGAAGTTCTTATATTCATTAAGAAACTTCCAAGAGCCTTTCTCATTGATGTAATCTTTAAGACTAGCACCTATTTTTAATACAGCACCTTGCTCAAACCAGTATTGGTTAATGAGCTTTCCCATATGAAAATATGAGGATGCTATCTGACGTTTCTTAAGGATGATTACATGTTTGTAATGTAGTTCTGCTAATATCTCATATAGAGCCATGTGATATTGTGCATCTCTCACCTTAGCAAAGTCAAATCTTTTCTCTTCCTTATCATAAATAGGAAGAAAGTTAAGCCACATATAATAGTCTCTAGATAGATACCAGGTTTTATCTCCTGATATGACTATGATTCCTACACGACATTTATATTTTTGATCATCCCAGTAGGCTATAAAATCTTTAGTCTTCACTGGAGCATCACAATAATATCCTTGCTTTTGAAACTTACGTCCTTCAACATTAAATATAAGACTCACCTCATCAAACTCATATTGACCAGGTTCTTTAAATAATGGGACAAGGAAATCCCTAAACTCTTCTCTTGTAGAAAAGTCTGTAGTGGTCCATGCACCATTATTATACGTGGGAACAGATGTATAATTATTCTGCACCTTCTCCATTTATAATATGTTCTATTACATCAGCATCACCTTTTGCTCTATGTAATAGGTCTAACAAAGTGTTCAAATTTTTACTTCTAAGAACACTTGCATTCTTATAATCATTCCAATACTCACTATATGTTTCACGTGGAATAGCTGCCCACTGTTTCATATAAGGATTAAAATGAAATACCCAATCAGTGAGGTATTCTAAAGAATTGTTTGGGTAGTCTTGTTCGTAGTCTTGGTAAACTTCTTGTGGCATAGTATTAGGGGTTTTAAATGTTCCATTTTGGTGTTCCATAATTTCTTAAATCGTCTATATTTTTAAAAGGTTTTCCAAGATCCATTCCAAAGAAAGGCATCTTTGTTCCTTTCTTATATAGATCTTCATCATGTATAAGGTTGATGTCTGTAAAGTCATCATTATACAAAAGACTTGGTGGAAATAGTCCTAGTATATAAAAAGTCTTAGGACACACATCATCCATTGTAATTATAATCTGAGGATATCTATATTCTTTTTGTTTATCCTCTGGCATTTTATTATACATCTCATTAGGTATGTAATTAATCAATGGAGGATTACACATACGATGAGTCTTGGTGCCGTAATGTAAATTCAAAGGTTCTAAGTCTGGACGGTTTTTATCAAATCCAAAATTAGGATCTAGATTTACAAATTGCTCTCCTAACAAATGTCCTAAAGCAGCTTCTCCTAAATGACCATGCTTACTTCTGCAGTTAAGCTGATTAATATCTTTAGTAAAATGTTCTATAGATCTTTTATCTTTAGTCCATTTATCAGAAAATTCTATAATAAAATTATACAAATTATCAGGCAAGATAACTTTAATAGCTTTTTCTAAAGCTAATGTAAGTCTTCTCTGGTATTCTTTTTTAGTATTTATTTCTTTCATTATTGGTCGTAAGCTAAATTTTGTCCTCCTCTAACAGAAGATTGTTGTTCATCCATTAAATCTCTATACACTCCTTTGAATGATTGACGTACACCATCAAACTCTTTAGCTATTTTTAAAAGAGATGTAGCTGATCCATCCCTACCAAACGTAGGTTGTTCTGTAGCCAACACTCTAGCTAAATTATCCAAGGTGATTTTGATTCCCATATAAGCTCTGTATGTAGGAGTTTGGTACATCTTCTCACATTGTTTCATGGCCACCATTAATAGTTCTTCATCTGTACTAAACTCAGCATCTATTTCTTTTAGAATTATATCTTCCTTGTCTGTCTCCGGTACATCAAAGAATGGATTGAGATCAGGATTAGGACATGTCATATAAAACAAATAGGCATACATCTTAAGATGATCTTCTGGAAATTCATCCATTATATCCTTAAGAAACTTAAGGGTGTAACAGTGTTCACTTGGAATCACCTTACCATTCAACACATCAAACAGTCTTATCATCGTCATCTAGTTTTATATATATACCATCAATTATTTGCAAAGCAAGTGAACCATGATGGTATAAAAAGTTTTTCTTTTCTGAAAATCCTGTTATTACAATCACTTCACCCACCTCTATAGTACCAAAAGTTCTGTCACCCAGTTTATTATTAGTTATTAAAAGTCTATCACCTATTTTTAAATCAGTCATTTTTTTAAATCTAATGTTTCATTATGATGCATTCTTATTTGATCACTTCTATAATGTCTTATAATTCCACCCTCACATAATACAACACACCATATGTCATTTTCAAATGTACCACCAGTTGCTACATATATAGCATACCCTTCTTTATTGGCTTCTACTATTACAGGTATTGGGTTTTTAAATTCTAACATCATTTCTTATTAGTTTTCCAGTTAGATTTATCCACCCCACTCATGTGATCTGGAGCTGTTTTAGTTCCTATTAATTTATCTTGGTGCATTGTACTATATATTCCTGATACAATAGCTTCTCTTTGAAGTTCATCTCTATGTACAAGTCCTGTTTTATCTTTAGATTGATATTTAAATACAACAACATCTTTAGGAAGAGTGCCTTCTCTAAACTTTTCTACAAGTTCAATCATTGTATAAATTTTTTCTTCTTGTTTTTCCATTAGTATTTAGCTTTTAATTTATGTCTATTGTCTTCTAACCAATGTATCATTGCAATAGATTCTGCCTTTAAATAAGGAAGATCATATGGCATAATATCTTTTAATATAGGATTACCCTGATTGTCTAATGCCGTGATAGGATTGTCAAACTTATCTCTATCAGCTTCTTCAAACATAATATGATGAATCGTAAGGGTGCCAGGCTTAAGCTTAGGATTATGTTTAAGAATAATGTACATGTACATACTAAGTTGTAAAGCATAATGCATTAAATGACAGTCATCTAAATGAGCTACAGGAGGTGCCATCTTTTGAGAGATGCCATCCCAACTTGTAAATCCTTCAGTTTTAATTTCTTTGTTAGTTTTATAATCTGTAATGTGTACCACCCCATCTATCACTTCCACTAAATCAGATTGACCACACACCCCTGCTGATTTCAAATACACCATGTGTTCTGGATAGACACCATCTTTAAGTTTTTGCTCAGGAGAATATTTAATTCCTTCTATCTCAATAGGTTTAAGAACAGGCACTGTAAATCCATGTCTTTCTATTGTATCTAGTCCACATATATCAGCTTCACGTTGGTTGTGATACCATGTGCCTAAATCT